ATCTTTTCCTTCCTTCATCTGCAACAGATCGTCGATCATGGTGATCATCTGTTGGCTGTAACCTGACATGAAGTCTTCAGTTGCTGAAGAAACCATGAACACAGGCTCTGCCGGCCATCGCATTAACTCATTTAGGTAATGGGGTAATGCGGTGGTCGCCAGAAAAGTCTTTCCACATTGCGAGGCGCCTTGGAGGGTGACAACGACGGGGCGAGAGCGAACAAGACCGAATGGAACTTGGCGAGATTGTTTGGCTAGTTGAATGAAGAACTCTGTCTGTTTGATAAGAGCAGTGATTTCATTCGAACCAACCTTAATCTTGGCCAAGTTCGATGCGATCATTTTCGCTGTCTCTCCGAGTTTGATGGCGCGAGAGCGAAGGAGTGAGGAATTCAGGATTTTGTTGAGTGAAAACTCAAGAAACTCGAAATAGTCGGCTTGAAAGCCGCCGATCATTTCGCGGTTCTTGAGAAGCCAGTCGTAACCTTCCCAAACTGAACGTCCGAAGAATTTCTCCTGGATCCACTTTCTGAGTTGGTTGATAGAATCAACCAAAATAGAAAGGGATGCAGCAGATCTTGCGAAGTTCAGAAAGGTAAAGTTCTTTCCAAAATCTCTGAAGAAGGCAGTGGGTGTTTGGAGTCCGGAGAGGACAACACCTCCAAAGGCAAAGAGTAAAAGAATAGCTTTGCCGAAGGAGATGGTGTCATCTTCGGCTCCCTGGAACATGGAGCCAAACATTTCCTTCCATGAGTCTGGTATGACCTTCTCAATGAAGATAGAAGATCGTGCCAGAATCGTGGAAGTGAGGATCGAGTGCATTCGGGAGGTTGGTGAAATGACCATGAGAATAGCTTTGAGGGCTACTGTCATGAGCATTGGATCAACCAGTGTGAATCGGTCGAACATTTCGAGGAAAATTTCCGAGAAGATCGGTTCCCAATCTTTGTCTCTGACTGCGCGTGCAGCAGCGGCAAAGATTCGGGTCCGATTTTTCAGATCGTTTCTGTCGATTTGTGAGTTTGCTTTGGCAGCGGAAAAGACACCTTGGAGAGATGAAAATATTTCATTCATCTTATCAAAGGTGGCCTTTCCACTGTCGAAGAACTCAGAGATGTTTGGAGCGATTCCTGAAATTCGATCAGTAGCGGTAGCAAGTTTGGCGGTGGCGTGATTGATCCCAATAAATGCTTCGTTCATACCTAGCGATGAAGCCGTGGCAGCGGAAGCAAGTTCTTGGGTGGCGTTGGAAAATCCGGCAAAGGCATCAGTCATGTGCATGGAAGAATTGATGGCAGCACCGGAGAGGTTGTCAAGAGTCTCTTGGAGATTATCATTAGGAAGAATATCTCCGAGTCTCTTGGCAGCATCTCCGATGTTGATGATGGCTTGCGGGATTTGGAACATTTCAAGGGAAAGATCTGAAGAACGGGACGCTTGTCCTATTGTCGAGATCTTATTGCGAAAACCCAGGGGCGGGGAGCGAGGCAATGGAATGCCCAGCTTGAGAGCAGGATGAGCGTTCGAGATGTGGTTTCGGAGTTTTTCACCATCGGAGACCACAACGCGGCATGTAGGACATTCGAGTTTATCGAACATCTTACATTCCGCATTGTGTTCTGACCAATTGGCGAGGAAACCTTGCTTCTGACAAAATGGACAAATGAAGGGAACCTTCTCAAAATCTCTGGGATGAGATGATTGAAGGTGGCGAACAAAAGCGACCATAGAAGCTGGCTTTGCGGTGCAAAGGCAGCACTTGAGGACGTTTGTTCGGACTTCGATTGTGTCCATTTGGAAAGAAGCTCCTCCAGTAGGAGGAATGGTTGCGACTTTTGGAACAGCGACACGACCAGCTGCCACAGTTGGTGGGGGAGCATCCGCAGGATCATATAGAATGTACTTTGGGGCCCCCATGAACTGTGAAAACTGGAAGTTGGGTCCGACGTTTTGAGCGATGGTGTAAGGAATTCCGTCGCCTGCGACAAAATCTCGTTTGATGTAGAGTTTGAGGAAGGCGAAGGGAACGTAAGCTGGGATGGCGGTAGAGTCATCATCCGAGCGACGATAGACCGGACCGGCGGGAAGTTGGGATACCATGGAGTACCATGGGATCCCAATTTCTCGCCGTGTGTTCATGGCGACGTTGAAAGCAAGAGAGGCGTCGTTGGTGAGGACGTCTGTGTAGGCTGCGACCGTTGAGGCGACAACTGAGAACCCGCGAGAAAACTCGGGTACCCAGTTCTCGTCTCCGCTGTAGACAATTTGAGCGACTGCGTTGACTGAGTGGATGTTAGAATTGCCAGTCATCAATGAAATGACTTGCGATCCTGTTTCCCAGCCGTAGCAACCAGAAAGCAGATTGTAGAAGGAAGGCACGGGATATTGGCGAACGTTTGGGTCGGGGGTTGTTTGGACTGGGTGACGGGTCCCCATGTTGGGCAGGGGGATCGTGATTAGCGTCACTTCGTCCGTGAGGAGGCCCGAGGACACTGGGACTCGACGTGTTAAGAGCTGTCGAATGTCAGTGTGGGAGTTGGGCATGAGCGAGGTGGTGGTGGGGTCCGAAGAAGGACCGAAGACTTCAGCGCCAGGGAGGGGCTCGACTTCCAAGTTTCCTTGGAGTTCGAGTCCATCCGTGGCTTCGCCGACCAGAAGAGGACGTTGGAAGAAGATTTTGGCTCTGTCAGACAAAGCTTTGACCGGAATTGGAACAGGTTCGAATTGTACTGGAGGAAGTTTGTATTGCCAAGAAGTCGGAGCAATGGAGCCATTAAGATACGGAGCGCGGAAGTCAATGTCGGTCGAGTGGATGTAGACGTTGAGGTCGAGTTGAGTGAGTTTTGAAGCTGTGTTGGTTCGAATCGGA